CCCCCACATTGTGTCGGCAATCGTGTTAAAGAGCTTGTATTGATCTCCCTGACCATGTGACCTCATGAAAAGGTTCGTCATGAGATATCCAGCGTCATCGACCACAGCAACCTTTGTGGGCATCTTCTTCAGACCAATTTCAATCTTGAGAATGTCGTCAACCGTTGCGGTGTACTTGAACTTCTTGGCAAACGGAAGACGCTTCCCAAGAACATTCACAAGGAAGATTTCATCTTCTCCAAAATTCAACAGGCTACGGCTCTTTCCGGAGCCGGACTTGCCGTATATTAAGATTGGCTCTCCGATAAGTCATTCCCCCTTTCTCTTAACTATCTTGTCAACGGTCTGCTTGTACACGTTCGGATACATAGACCGGAGAACTGCGCTTGCTGCCTTTGCGTCCGGCTGTAAGGACTCGCCATCCCATGCGAGATCGGCATTGCCAAACAAACAACTTGTCAGAACATCAAGTTCTGCTTCGTGCCGGACAAGCGTTGCAAACCGCTGTGCTGTGATTGTTACCATTTCGTCTGCCATTTTTAACCATCCTTTCAAATGTTCCATTTCTTGGCAAGTGCGATAACTTGCCGCCTATACTCAGAAGCCGAAAGTGAAAGTCCTTCAAGTTCTTTCTTCTCGGCCTCATAGTGCCGGAGCCGTTCTGCATAAGGCATCTTGCCGTATGCTCTCTTAACCTCTCTCATCTGATCCATCCCTTCTGTGCCGATCCGCATCAGCAATCCGAAATTGAAACTCTGCTGCCGAACTGAGAGATTCCCTTGTAAAGAATCCATACCCACACTCGACACATCTGCGTTTGCGAATCTTGCCATCGTCATATGTCTTGACCGCCAGGACATCTGTCCTTCCACCGCACTTAGGGCAAATCAAATACCTCACTCCCCCTTACCAAGAATTTTTCTTCCCGGATATAAAGCGGACAATTCCGGACTTTGAATGAATGTGCCAACATACCTCTGCTGTGTCTGTCACAGATTGTCGGCACAGCGTCCCAACCTTTGACAGGCTGAAAGTTCCATATCCAAGAGCATTGATCGCACGGCTTTGCGGACGATCTTTTACAATGCCAACAGATGGAATCTTTCTTCGTAAACCACACCGACTTGGTTTTTCTCGGACGCTTGCGCTTTGGCTTTGGGGGATCGGTTAATCCCATGTCAGCCATCATCTGTTTCATCCAAAACATCGAGTGGTGGAATTGCTTTTCCATTTTCTTCTGCGCCATACCGCTGAAATAGGCTTCTATGATGGCTTTCTTTTCTTCTTCCGGAACTTCAAGTTTCGGTCTGCCCTGTTTGTACTCTCCCATTCTGCTTATCTCTCCTTCCTTTTTCCAGCTCATACAGAGGACACGCTTTGACATGAAAGCTGTCTATGATGTCCTCAATCTCAGCCGAAATGATTTTTGTTGGTTCTGCATCCCATCCGTTTACTGGCATGAAATTTGCCGACCAAGGGCAATACAATCCTTCATGCATAAACAGATCGGCACGTTTGCAAGACCAACACAGGGAATCATTCACTTTTCGTTCACCCACGTTTCAATATCGATGCCATCACGCAAAAGGTCTTCTCTCATGACGGCATATTTAGCGTCTCCGTACATCTCGGAGAACGTGCCTGTGGTTGGCTTATATTCGTCATAGAATCTTCTGCACCGATCCTTGCCGAAGCCAAACCGCCTGTGAAGTATCCACATCACCACCGTGTCGAGATCAAGGCATCTCCGGATGAATATGTCATTGACTTGCTTCTTGGCTTCAAGATAGACTCTCCGCTGATTCTCTTGCCGTAGCGGAATCATGGCTTTCACCCTTTTTCCACCACCTCTCTGAACCAATCGTTGACCTTGCCGTTCGTGTCATTCTCATCTATCATCCAAGTCAGTTCATCCTCATCGAAGAAATCACGCAACATTGCCTGAAATCTACCCTTCAATGCGTCCTCACAATCGGCACAAACCCCTCGCCACTCTTCGCCTACTGGCATCGGATCAAGACACAGTATGCACCGTGCCGTGCCATCATCGTCTGGTGGCACAATAAACTGGTTTAACCTACTCATCTTTTCACCATCCTATCTCTTTCAATATCCACTTGACGGTCACCTTTTTGCCGAATCTCAGCTTGAAATAAATGATTGCCAAGATCGGATACACCGCAAAAACCAAAACGCTGAAAATCAACGCAGCTAACATCCACCAAATCATTTGAAACCCAACACCCTTTCGCAATAGTTCATGAACGCAAACCTCGGTATCTGCGTCCGTGTGCCGATAACTCTCACCGGAAAGCCAAGTGTACTTGCGTCTTTCCTCGCTTGTAGTGTGATGCTGTACTGACCAACTCCCAAGACCTTTGCTACATCTGACGGAAAGAGCGGATCTTTATCCAATTCCTTCAGCCGTTCAAATGCCATCTTCTGCTTCTCTGTCATAACTTCTTGCAATCTCCTTTCAATCTTCTTTCACAACTGTCCTTCTTTTCGTACAGACAATGCGGTAGAATCTACAAATGGTAGATGCACCGAAAATCCACCGCATATGCTGTACTTGACGGATTGCAGAAACTTGTAATATAATATTGTTGCCAAACAAACTAAATACAATGGTCTGCAACGGATGTTGCATCGTTCTGTAATCCTCTCTTATAATATCACTATTTCAGAATATTGCAATACATTTTTACAGAACTCTGCAACTTTTGTTGTCATGCACAAAAGGAGCGTGTAAGTTTTGTCAAAACTGTACGATTCCTACCATCATTCAGCCGATGGTCAAGAACATTGCCGGTGGACATAGCGATTTCATCTTCTGCGCTCCTAACGGAAAAAAGATGGACTTGACCAACTTTCGTAAGCGATATTACTACTTGGCACTTAAAACGATCGGTGTCAGACCTTTGGCACCGTATTCAAGAGGTCATCGGTTCGAACCCGACTATCTCCACCAAGTAAAAAAGCCGGATTTGCTTAGAACTTCTAAGTGATTCCGGCTTTCTTACTGCAATATAGAAATATGAGAAAAAATGCAAAATTCTTGTTTTATTGTGTCAAATTTTGTGCTATTACAACTTTGGTTGCAATTACATCGGTACAAATTGCGCTTCGCTTGCCGAATGCACAATCCCACAGCCAAGAGTACAACGCTGTCTTGCGTGTTTTCCATAGGCAAAAGCATAGGCTTCTTCGTTGATTCCGCACCCTACGTTCATACCGAAGATGCGATCACGCTTGTTCACGTTATACTGGACACCGCCAAACGAATGCTGATGACCGATACAGACAGACATACGTTCTCTTATGGCCTTGTTTACCGCACCGTTAATGCCACCGCAGTTTTCGCCGTGAGTATATAAGACATCGTCTATGATGATCTCGTCTTCCACGACTTGCCATCCTTCCGGCATTTCAAGTATATCGTGGAGCGGTTTTAAGAATCGTTGACCTATCCCCATCTTCGCAGCCATCCTTGAAATTCGCTGATCATGGTTGCCGGGAATGTAGACCACCTCAGGAAACAAAGCATAGTAGATTTTTAACCGCTGAATTGCCATGTCCATCTCGGTATACGCACCATAAGCACACGGCTCTCTGTCATGGTTTGAAATTGCATGGCTGTCTATACCGTCACCCAAACAAACTACTTTCTGCACTTTGTGTTTGGAGAAAGTCTCTTTCAGCCAGTATGGAAAGTCCGGGTGTCCGAACGGCTCATGCATATCGGAGAATACACCCAATGGGTATGTAGGCTTATACCTATCTACCGTCCGCAAATATCCCCGGACTTTTTCCTCAATCTGTTTCGCAGAAAGTTGGGGAAAACATGGGGTTAAAGCCGTGTATACTTCTTTCCACGACAATCCTTCGTCAAATTTCAAACGCTCGGCTTCTGCTTTCCAATCGATGTAAATCATCTCCTATACGAAAACACTACCTATGGTGTATTGTATACCATAAGTAGTGCTTTTTTGTCAATATATAGCGCAACAAAATACGGATTACGATGGCACACGGAGTTTAACCGTGGGTTCAGCATTCGTTTTCAGCTTAACAGGATCTTCTGCTTTGGCTTTGAGTTTCACGGTTTCCGTGTCTTTAACCTTTAACTTAATCGTCATATTCCACCACTTGGTCAAGTAAATTTTCAAAAAACTTGACATTTTGGATGTTTGTTGCCACCCTGATACCGTCCGGGAAGATTGCATTGGCTTGGACATGGACAGGTTTTCCGGCATCGAATCGAGCGGTCTCTTCCTGTGTGAGTGAGACATCAAATGTCGTGATGCCATCAGCAACCGTGTAGTCATCGATTACCTTGTCAAGCTGAGTACAATCTTGAACAAAGCTGACGATCACTTCAGCCAAAGAAAAATCCGCTTCGATTTCAAAAGGAATGGTAGGGGTTGTGTATCGAATCATGGTTACACCTTCCTTACGAACTTACAATAGTCAAGGGAAATCCATCCGGCACCGGACTTCAGTTTGCCCCATCGTGTAGCACCGACTCCATCTTCTTCGGCTACGATTGTATAAGCACCTTTGTCTTTAATAGTGCCAACAACAGTAGAAAGTGTTGACGGTGCAAGACGGATGTTGAGTGCATCGACTTCTACACGGACAATGTATGGTTCAAAGTTTTTGCCGACAATCGTGAGATACTTTTCATCTACCCATGAATTGATTGCCCATCCGTTTTTAACGGAACGGTTGATAAGGACGAGGTTGTTCTTTACAGACTCGACTATCCATGTCTCAGCCAGTATGATAGACGGAATCGGTCTGCCGTTGGAATAAACAGCACCCTGTTTGATTTTCACGCAATCGCCGACTTTAATAGCCGTAGGTGTTGGCTGTGGAGTTGGTGTCGGTGTCGGTTCTGGCACAGAGCCAAGCCGTTCTGTGATCTCTTTGGCTATTGTGGGATGGAGATTGTAAAGATAAGTTCCGGGGCATGACTTGCCACTATTGAACCATCTGTGAACCATCATCACAACTTCATCTGACTTTGGCTGATAGGCAAGAGAATCTGCCTTGTCACCGAACCAAAGCAATTTCTTTTTGCCATTTCTACGGCAGATGTCCTCAAGTAAATCGAGTAGTGCCGTGTATGCTTCGTTACGAACAGCAAAAGGCTCGGACATATCCGAAGCGACTTCTATCGAGATGCCATTACCATCTACAAGCGTACTGTTTGTACACCATGAACGGTCTTTCTCTTCCACAAACATTCCTATGCGTCCATCTTTATCTACACCATAGTTAGAAGACGCTTGCTTACTTGGCAGAGCAAACAGCGCACCGAGCGACTCGATAAGGCATTGACCGACCACGCAATGAACGGCAACATATTTGATATTCTTGCTTGGCTGTGGGTTTTTATTGGGGGAAATCTTAGTGTAACAAACCAAAGGAGAGTTGCTATTAGTCATATTCCTCGTACCTCTCTACCACAGGGAGTGCCTTGACTTCGGACATCACTTTATCGAGATACCCATTTCCTTTTAATTTGTCGTGGTACACCTCATGCATCTTAATAAGGTCTTCAAGGTCTTCAAATGTCACGCACCCACGTTTGATGTGTTGTCTGCCAAGCCACTTTATTCTGTCTTGCAGAACGCTCTTGACTCCTAATGCCGTAGCATTATTTGCGTCTCTACGGCTCTGTAAGAACGTGAACAGACCGCTTATGAGCGTTGACAGCACACCGCTGCCGAGGATTGCTATTAGTATCTCAGTTTTCAAGATCCTCACTATCCTTTGAAAGTTGTTTGAAAATCTGATTCGTCCCTGTGGCGGCTAAACCGCTCGCAAGGCCACCAAGAATGATTGACGGAGTGATTGCCCAGTTCGATGCCCACACGTTAAGGAAGATGCCGAGCACACCCATGATGAGCGGAATGAATCTGTCAAGCGTTTCATTGTGTACCGCGTGTTTGAGAATGAATCCCACGCAATAACAGATACCGAGGATCACTAAAACTACATAATCATTAAGAAAGTCCATTATTCGGCAACTCCTTCGTGATAAAATTTTTTTTGTTTGATAAGTTCACCGCTGTCCGTGATAATCATGCACGAATGAATCGGCACTTTTGACACTGCCATAGCAGAGCAGACAGCATAATATTTTGCCAACGCTCCCTGCAGATCGTCTTTGAATGTCCACGGAAGAACAGAAGCCGTGTTGCCATCACTTTGAATTTCCAGTACAATGTAAATCATGATATTTCCCCCTTATGAATCTACTGTATATGTGACATCGATTGTAAAAACTGGCCTTGAACCTTGCGATCCTCTAACATAAATTTTTCCATCACTACTTTGCAAAATTGCATAAGCCGGAGAATATGCGTCATAGCCATGAACTCCCTGCCCTGCAAGCCATCGAATGGTACTTAGTGGTAATGTAACACCGGAAATAGTAGCAAGTAGCGTTTCCGCACCAACTGCCGGAGCCGTTGCACACGTTGCGTAGAATTTTACTTCAACGGTATTCCCTCGCCGTGCTACTCTTGTTTCGGACAATGTAACACCGCTTGCCGGAGTTGCCGTTCCGTTCTGATTTACGCTTGCCACATTCGAATTGAACGTATACTCCGCTCTTAATGTTTCACCGGATGGAGCGGAAGCGACAGATGTAAAATCAACAGGAGTAAGAACATTACTAAAATATGGACGCATTTGCGCATCAACGATCACCCTGTTTGCGCTTGCCGTATCGTAATAAATATCAAAGTGCCCTTGCGTTCCGTCTGTTGTGAATCGGATTTTTGTAACTAAATTTATGTTTGAATAACTCGTTTCATCAACGAAAACAAACTTGTTATAGACACCCATAAAGGTTATCTTGTGAAGCGTGTTATTTGTGTTGTTATAAACCGATCCGATTGTAAATTCTACTGACAGCGCAGTAGCACCGCTCCGGAAATCAGTATCAAAAATTCGTTTCCATCCTGCTCCGGAAACCTGATTCGTTGAGTAATTCGGTATCGGAATTAGCCTATTGTAATTGTAACCCCGATTGTTGAACACCTCTCCCCCGAAATACGCGTCGATTCCACTACCGAAATTGACAGCGTTTCCGTTAAAGGTATACGATGTACGAATCGTTTCACCACTTGGCGAAGCACCTACAGATGTCCAATCGACCGGAGTCCATTGGCAAGCGTCTATGAACGGCTTTGCAATTATATCTGCCGACAGATACAAACTGCTCCCACCATTGTCATAGTAGACATCAATGAATCCTTTATTGGATGCGTTTGTGGTGTATCGAATCTGCTTAATCGGATTTGCATTGGAACTCGATAGCTCGTCAACCCACTTCAATGCATTCCACACAAGCGACAGTTTGATGCCGTGTAGTGCCGTAAGGCTTGACCGCACGTTGACTTCGACAAACTGTCCAAGCCTACCGATTGCATTGTTAGCAGAATCGAACTGGCATTCCGCAATTCTATACCACCCTGTCGTGGTGATATATTTTAAGTCTCTGATGCCTTGCTGCGTGACTTGTTTGATATTGTAGTTATGGTCTGCTATATCTCGCAGATAAGCGTTGCCGTGAAAATATGTCGAGCCGTTCACGGTCAAGTTACCGTTTGCGGTAAGCCATCCGTCAATGTGTTCCGGCAGAGGATTGCGATGCCCCCACGTTAGGAACGTGTATTCCGTCTGTACGGTCTCGCCTGTCGGTGCGGTTGCAACACTTGTAAATTCTTTTGGATCCCAAGTGTACATATACGGCCTTGCGAGAAGGTCTGCCGAAAAATACTGCCCACCACCGGCAGGGTTAAGATACGCATCTATATACCCTTTGCCGTTGCCATCGGTGTTGTATCGAATCTTTGTGATTACATTGTTCTCGCTCTGCGATAACTCGTCTAAGAACTCAAGATGCCCATGCTCCACAAGCAACTTTATCGAATGAATGCAAGTGTTCGTACCGCTTGACCCTGCTCTTATTGTGACTTCCACAAACTGCGGATACCGACCAAGAGAGTTTGCGTCCGTAACAAAGTTGCCTTGAAACAGCCTATACCATCCGGCGGTTGTAATTGGACTACTTGTGTTTGCACGTTGTACTATTGCTTGGGTAAGTCTGTAATCGTTGCCGGACGCATCTGCAAGGTATATATCGCCATCAAACTGTGCTTTGCCTATCTGTAACAAATCAAAATAGTTTGTAAACAAATATGGGGGCATCGTGGTGTACTGTCGAGGGGTACCGCCGATTGCGATATTATTTTTTCCGGGATAAATGTATTTGTAAAGCCGATTCAACATGGCTGCGTTCTTGTCGTACCTCGACACACCCTTACCGGAATATCTGTAATCATTCATCGGCACGGTGTTACCTGCTGTGACGATTGTTTCAGAGCCAAGACCAGTAAGATTCGTGGATGTTACCACGGCTTCTACAAGATTCTGTTCCGGTAAAAGCATCCGGTCAAAATCTTGTACGAACGGAACGCTGACACAAGTCATGTTGACAGGGAAATAATTCCATCCCTTGTAGATGTCCGCAAGCCTGTTCATATATGTGGCAAGCGTTGCGTTGCTCAAGTTGTTGAGCATTTCATTTTGTGGAATCTCAAGGTAATATGTTGAGCCGTTTGGTGTGGTCGAACCATCGTAGTACGTTCCGGCATACTGCACTCCAGCAAACACTATTGGCTTCTGAAGCCGTTTGATATTAAAAATGTTGCTGTCATGGATCGTAACGTATGACGCAGGGGTTGTATCATATGCCCACATTTCCGGCAACGAGCGTCCGGCAAGGCTTGCATATGTGTACCGCCCCGGATACATCGGAGCAACCTTAAAATCGTACTCGGCACCGCCTGTGCTACGGAAATCATTTACATGAACAAGGTTTGCACCTTCCATTGCGCACAGGATTTCAAGCACTTGACGAACGGTATAACCTACCGGAGCTTCTTCAAACGTGATGTCATCAAGATTTACAAAGCTCTGCGAGGACGGAATGGTTTTGAAACCACCCCACAGTAAAGCCGAATTAAGAAGCTGTCTGCCAGTAACAGGATAGGTTAGGTTGTCATTGTCCGGCCAATAGGCATTTGTATGTAAGCCAACAGCATCCACACCTCTGAACACCATCAGCCCTTCATAAAAGTATGCCCCGGTGCAATAGAACGTGGCTATCCTCGCTGTGTGCGGATTTGACGGAGCATTTCCAACGGTAGTGTTTTCAATGTCCTGTCGAACCGTTGCCGGATCATCATCGAATGGGTTGAAAAACACTTCCATCTCGACAACATTTTCCGTGTCATCCGTGCTGTTGAACACTTCGCACTCAAACTCCATGTTCGGCACGTTGCCTACCGAATAGTCCGAGTTATTGCAGATTGAATCCGAGATTTTATAACTCTTAATTTGCGAAGTATCGTACACAGGGGAAGATGTAATATTTCCGTTGCCATCCCTGTGAACCATTTTGAAAAACAACTGAGGTGTCCGAGACGCTTTAAGGCACTCCGTAATATAAGCCGCTCCATCTGTTGTCCGTGGGTCAACTATCATCTAAGACACCTCTCTTACTGTTCAATAAAACTAAGCGTGATCTGCCATCTGTAATGCCCCATAGCCATCTGAGCCGTGCAGACAATATCTCCGGTGTAAACCGTGATGGTTTTGGTTGCACCGCCATCGAGTGGGTCGGCATATCTAAACTGCACGAACACGGAACTCTTAGCGGCATCTTTAATTGCTTTGGCTACGCTGTCTGTAACCGCCCACCACACAAGGGCATTCTTCATTTTCACGGCTACCAAGTCTTTATGCATCGTACCGTCAAGACTTCGCCCGGCTGTACCTTCCGTTGACAAGTCTTGCCATGAACAAGTCCACTCTGAAGGAGTGGGGATGGCCACCCAAGTATTGCCGACTTTTACCTCAAACATTGCCATACCTTACACCCCTTCAAGCTGACTATATCCAATTCGTCTTGTTTGGTTGTTCAATGCGCTGACTACGGCATTAGCAAGTTCGTATTCGCCAAGCTGTAATGTCACATGAATGTCATTGTTCCGTCCGTTCGTGCCGTTCATGGCGGCTACCACGGCAGAATAGACACCGCTCGACACCGCCTGGACAATCTGATCGCTATTGGCAACCGCTGTCTTGCCGTTGATTGTGCCGACCATCTCGGGACTTCCACCTTCTCCGGCGAGGAACATCGAACCGCTCTCAGGAAAACCGCCGGACGCATATCCTTTCATCGTTCCCATATTGATCTCATATGCTGCGCTCAAGACAAGTTCGTTCATCTTGGTACGCTGTCCGGCAGACATCGCAGGTTTATATCCGGCAAGTTTGTATGCCGCATCTCTCGCCTTCTCAAGTTCCATGCGCATATCTACAAGTTTTGTAATATCGGCAGAGAATGTAACCTTGTAGTCTTTTGTCATGTTTTGGAACTCTCTCGACAGCTCAGCCACCTTGTTTTTGGCATTTGTGATGGCTTCTTCAGAACCCATATGTGCCGCACGATATTCAATCAGCTTCTGCATACTGTCGTGCAGTTTAATTACATTGCCATTGCTGTCTACAAGTTGTCCGTTTACGTTCTTAACGGTTGTGCCAAAACCAGTAACCTTTCCTGTGGCTTCATTGAAACGCTGACCGAACTGGTTTATGGAGTTGCCAAATGCATCGGTAGTTGTCTTGGCATTTACAATATTGCTTTTTAGCGTGGCAATCGTGCCGGAAAAATTTTCATTCTCAAATTGCTGAATAGCCGTTGTGGTCTTGTCAATGCTACCACGCAGTTCATCAACATTTACACCGAGGTTGTGCGCTTCTGTCTTGTTTTCGGAATACGTTCCGGTTAATTCGTACATGACATCTTCATAGTCATCTACTTTTTCCGTTGCATCTTCGTAAATGTCAATGCTGTTTTGGAGTTCTACGTTTGCGTTCTTTACTACCGTGGAACACTCGGCAATCGTGGCTTTCTGCTCTCGCATGACTTCGTTATTTTTCCACGATTCTTCCGTAAGTTCGCTTATCTTTTGGGTATAATATGCTTGTTCTTCGGCACTCTGTGCAAAATCACGTTGACCCATAAGTTCGTTGATCTCAAGGTCAATTTCCTTATTGCGTTCAAGAGCCGTGTTGTATTTTTCCGCAGCCGTGGTAAGATCCTGTTGCGCTCTCTGCTGTGTTTTGTAGTTTTTTTTGAGATTTACAGCTGCTTCTTGCTGTAATCCGTACGCTTCAATGAGCGCATCTTTGTTGGCTTCTATACGATACTGTTCAAGCAGAGCGTCCGTGACACCTTCAATGGCTTCTCTCGTTTCGTTGATGTGTCCGGTTTCTTCGTTAAACGACAACAGAACTCCAGGAAGGCCAAGCGCAGACAGCTCGTCAATCTTTTCCTTGATCTTATTGATTTCCGTCTGCGTCTTATTATCGTTTTCATCCATCGTAAAGATGTCGTTAATAAGTTCTTTGGCACGTTCGATCTTGTACAGCGCATCCGGATCAATTTCGTTGGATAGGCCGTCAATCTTTGCTTTCAAATCAACATTGATTACTGCGTTTTCGTTGATCTCTTCTTGCAGAGCCAAGAACTCTTTGCCGAGATCCGTATTGAAAAAATCTGTGCGGAGTTTTTGATCATATGCTGCCTTGAGCGCAACAATCTCTGTGACAATGGCTACTGCTGCTCCGATTGCCCATCCCCAAGGGCCTGAAGCACCTAACGCTCCGGCAATCAGTTTTACTCCGGCTGCCGTAGCAACACCGCCGAGCAATGTCGTGATGCCGTTGTTCAAGTCTAAACCGTTCTTTTGAATATCGTTTGCGGCTTCCCATTGGATTGTCATGCCACCAATAGTAAGCGCAATGCCACCGAGCAGTTGCTTGTTATCCTTAAAGAACTTTATTATACCGTCCGGGATTGTCCATCCCTTCATGGCAAGGCCAATAGCACCGACAAGTCCAAGAACCAATTCAAAGTGTTCGCCTATAAACTCAAGTACAGGTCTTACAATATCTCCAATTTTTTTCCATGTGTCGCTGATCTTGGCTTCTTCAAACATCTTTGATGCATCAGGTGTTGAAGCACCGCCACCACCGCTGGAAGGAGTGTCTACTTGCAGAAGGTTTAACTCATCAAAACCAAGAACAGTTTTTTTGAGTTCCTTTGCGGCGGCTCCGGCTTTAGCTGTCTGCTCTCCAAATTCGGTCATCGTATAGACCGCTCTTGTAAACGTAGACTTGCCTTGTAAAGCCGAGATAAACTGGTTTACGGCATTTGCTCCGGCAACGAACCAATCAACAAGCTGTTGAACAACCGGAAGGAGTGCTTGCAGTAAAGGACCTGCGGCGGCACCTGCTGCGTTTTTCAAATACAGCAACGATGAAGCATATGTGTCCATCGTGTTTTTGTTCATCGCAGAATCCGTGGAGTTCAAAGCCGTAGAATACTGATACAGATTTCCGATACCTTCACGGAATGCTTGCGTCATCTCTTTTAATGCCGTACGGAGCATTCTGTATTTTGCGATACGGACTATAGAAGCCAAAAAGTGATTTGTTTTCTTGGCGGCAGAAGCCGTAGCATTGCTGAGCCGTTCCGTCTGATGGACAATCTTGAGCATACCGCCTTCAGACACGGCTTTATTCATCAATTTCAGCTGATCTGTAATTTTTGCAAGTGCTTTGGCCGCTCCCAAACCATTGGACTCAACCTTGATAGTCAGCTTGTCAATTTGTGCCATTCAGCGCATCACCCTTTGTTTTCTGTCGTGCGTGTTTTGCGTCCCAGTTAATCTTCATTGCGTTGAGGTTCGTGATCCATTTGTTAAGTTCACGTTCCTCGTCACGCTTCTTTTCCTGTTCGGTCTTTTCGTGTAATCCAAGATCAATCGGTTTTGCGAAATACTTTTGTTTTTTGGCACTCTTACCGCCAAAAGCATTCGATATGGCAACCGCAACAGCGTCATAGATGTACATACCTTGCATCCACATTTCCTGATTTCGCTGTTCGTTTTGGTAGTCATGCGCGCGGCGGTATGCCTTTGCAAGCGTCGGATCACCATGCCAAAACTCATCTGCGCTCATGCCGATGGCAAGATACCACGGAAAGACCTCATCAAATATCTCTGTTTGTGTTTTTGGCTTTGAAGGTTTTTCTTCCTCGTCTATCAGAAGATAACCTTCAGTTTTGCGTTTTTTGGTTTGTCCTCGCTCTGTGTCAGCGCATCATACGGCAGAGCATAAAGCTGTCCGAGCCGTTCGATCATTCCGTCAGGCATACCGCCGAGATCCTCAAACAGCATTCTGTCTGTCTTTTCACGGCTGATGTTTTTGTGATGCATTCTGAAAGCATAGAAGAACAAATCCGGAACATAGGTCATCGGTGCGTCCGACACCTTGTCAATGCTAAATCCTCTCGCTTCAGCGAACTTTACGCTGTCACGATTGAACTCAAGCGTATATTCCATCCCAGTTTCTTCGTCACGGAGAATAATGGGTCTTACTTCCTCGTTTACTTCGTTTTTTGCCATAATGTGTCAAACTCCCTCATACTACTATCTCAATCATTTTCAAAAAAGAAGGGCGAAGAAAGTAATATTCCTCGCCCTTTTTCGGTGACAGATTACGCTGTCGGTTTTGCGTCCCAGCCGACTACTTCGGACAGGGAAACGTATGCGTCTACTTCGACAATCTCATCGACACCAAGGTCATTAAGGCCAAGCGCAACAGGTTTGCCACGGAAATAGAATGCGTTTGCAAGACCCTGGATCTCAACACAGAACCATGCGTAGGTCTGCGGAGATGCGGCCGCTCCGGCTGCTTCTGCCGTTACAAGCGAAGCCCATTCGGTCTGGAACGTGTCGGTATTGTTCGCAGTAAGTGTGCAAGAACCGCCTGCGTCAATAAGACCAAGTTCATAGCTTCTGTAGGTCTGATTGTCAAAGGTCGTGCTGTCAAGCTGTGAAGGCTCTGCATTGATAGCCGATATGCTCTTGATTCCGGTCAGCTTCGTGTACGCAGAAGCCGTGGTCGGACGAGTAGCGGAAATGCCGTAAGAGACTTTTGCCTTGATAGAGGTGGCTTCTCCGGCCATGTCAATTCACTCCTTATGGTTTTAAGGTTGTTCCGGTGGGAGTTCATCTGCTCCCCCTATGTGCCGATGCCATCTGCCGATCAAACGGAAGATTGCCGTGTCTGCATTGGGCATGGGTTCAAGCATATCGAGGATATACCCTAACTCTCTCATAACCCCTTGCACGACATTCATGATTCCGTACCCTTCGGTTTCGGCTCCGGCTTGTAAATTTGAAAATACTTGAACTTCAAATGTGCTTTGGTACTGTTCGTCATCGTTTTCTAACGTGACATTCTCAGGTGGCTGAAAGTATCCGATCTCCCTTGCATAGACAGCCGGAAGACTCGGCGGTACTGGCTCGTTGCGTCCTGAGTAATAGCAATTCGGATACGATGCCCGGACAGCTTTGACGATGCGTGTATAAACTGCATTTCGTGTAATCAATTTCCGAACACCTCTTTTGCTATGTCTAAGAACTTCTGTTGCATCTCTTGTACTGCGTAGTACATCGGTGCTTGAGCCGGAGTACCATGTGTGATCTGTGGCTGACCATCGGTGTCAAGATATGTCCAGTAGTCCTGTCTGCCGTGATGCATACCATACTCACCGATTCCGACTACTCCGGCAGCACGTTGGCCGGGATAGCCATCAGAACCGTTGTAGTGAACACCTGCACCGAACTCGATGAAACACACAGCGTGTCCCTGTGCTATAATCGTGAAACCGCCGATTACATTTTCGCTCTTTTGCAGTTCAACTTTGACATCGTTTGTGCCTGTGTACCAAGCCGAATCAAATCGAACGCTCGCCACACTATAGCCAATCTTTGCCAATGACTCGGACAGCTGTTTGCACTTGTCATCTACCCACTTTGTGTACTCTGCAAATTGCCGTATGGCATCTTGCACACCTCTCCGGGATAGATCAATTACAATTTCATGCTCAGACACCGCTGTTCACTTCCGTAATTGCGTAAGTGATGGAGTTGAGACTTTTGGCAACCCTTGTCACACGATAGTTGTATGGCTGTGTGGTCGGTATACCAATCCACAGGATAGAATCTGTGCCGATAGGACAATCCATCTCATCGGTCACAATCGTTCGGCTGTAATTTTCGTTGATGCCAAACTCATCTACATCTGCCGTACCTCTCGCAGCAGAGATGTTCATCTCGGCTTTGATAGGATCGGAATATGTCTTAGTCTTACCGCCTGTGTAGTTGCCATCGGTGTCAACCGTGTCTGTCTCGCCCTGATATAGTGCGTACCAAAACACGTGTTTGTTTTGAGCCAAACACATCATGGAGCGTTACCCCCTTGGAAAGCCAACGTAAGCAATCACGGTACTGTGAACATACGCTACCATATCAGCGTGTTTCCAGGTCCTACCGATGCTGTTTTCGTTGTGCTGAATCTCATCAGGCGCACCCTTGTGTCCGTATCCGGCTGCACAAGCCATGATCTGAATGACTTCTTCTGCCGGGGGTACATCGGAAACATCTTCCGGCACACCCCCAAGCAGAGAATACTTCCAGTTGAGGATTTCCTGTGCGGTAAGATTTAGATATACATTCAGTTCGGCATCTTTATCCGTACTCGCCGGATCAATGCCAAGAATGGTTTTTAAGTTGGATAACTTCTCGGTATCCGTCATGTGTCCGCACAACCTCTCGGAATTTACTTTTTGCCTTTCGGCTTTTTGACTTCTACTGGCTTTTCCTCTTTGGGCGGTTCAACCTTTTTGGGTTCTTCTAACCTACCAACAAGGATCGTGCCATCTTCAAGAATCTTAAATGCCATACGCTGCTATTAGGTCGTAGCGTTATGGAGATAAATGCCTTTAACCTTGTTATTAAGAACAAAGGCATCCGCAGCATAGCGGAAGTTCATGATGAACGCATCAGCCGTGTAAACCTGTTCCGGATTGAAAGTTCTCGGAGCATAGTGCTTCATAACTTTCAGGACAGCGGACGGATGAACGATCATGAAGTTGATGTCCTTACCGGATGTTGCATTTTTCGTATATCCACCTGCGTCAGAAGAAGCAGAAGCGGCAGCAAGCGTGATGGCCGTATAGAATCTGCTCTGCGGAACACGGATGATTCTCATGTCATCGTAATACTCGACATTCGTATTTACGTTGTCTTCGCTGTTGATGATTCTGCGTTCAATCTTCGCTTTAAGTCCGGCATACGCTTTCGGAGAAGCAAAGAGGATACGGCCTTCATAGGGGACTTCGTCCTCGTCCATCTGCTGTTCAGCGGTCTGAATAAGAGCCGGAACATCAGTCGTGCCAACAGTAATGTCAGCAGCGGTTGCGGTCGAGATGCCGGCAGTTCCGGCGAGTTTCGCAAAGGTGTATGCGTCAATTTCCGGAAGGACTTTAACGCGTTCGACTTCGTTGAGCGTCTGAGCAGCGAGGATGTTCATGCTTTCTTCGTTGTCAAGATAGTCAAGAAGGAAGGAACGGCCACGGTCGAGTTCAACTTTGTAGGTTTCCCATGTGCCAGTAAGATCGCCAGGGACATAACCTGCGTTACGGCTGTAAGAACCCATGCCAACGGTCTGAAGGTTCATGATGCGGACGGTGTCAGCACCTGCCCACTGAACACGAGCGTTGTCGGTGTCGAGAACAGCGGACAGCGCACCACGTTTGTAGACTTCGTCAAGAAGGGGCAGATAATTCTGAGCAAGCCCAATAGAGTTTCCAACAGGTGCGGAAACGGTGTTTGCCATAGTAATACACTCCTAATTGTTTTTTAGTTTAAGCCAAACAGCTTGCGGAGTTTTGCCTGTTCCGCTTCAGCTGCGCTCTGTGCCGTAGGAATTGCTCCCACGGACGGTTTCGGCTGTGCGTTTAACGCTTCAGCACGATATTTTGATTTTGTTTCTTCGAGAAATGCCTTCTGACTTTCGAAGAACTCATCGGTCACACCTTCCGGCAGAAACTTAGCGAGTTTGTCGGCGGCGGTCGAATCATAGCCGGATTCCATGAGTCTTGCTTTGTAATTTGAGATCCGTTCACGTTCTTTGTACTGTGCGTTTTCGCTCCGTAGAGCAGCCAGTTCTTCATCACGTTTCGTCTTGGCAAGTTCTTCCTCACTCATCCTCGATTCAAGTTCCTTTTTAAGCCGTGACACATCTGCGGACGCATTGCTCTGCGCTCTCTTCAGCTTGTCATTGTCACGCATAAGCCGTTCATATTCAGCCTTGTAATCAATCTCCGGCTGTTTCGGCTCAGTAGAAACTTCGGTCTGCGGAATCTCGTTCTTAATTTCTTCAATAGCCATATTTAATTTCTCCCTTTGCAATTTTCGACTTCTTTGTCGTCACGTTTCCGTGATGGTGCGAAATTTATATTCCGGTGTCTCTACCGGATTGCGCTTTTATACTTGATCTCCCAAGTGATATATTTATAACGGCATTCCGTTATAATATCCGTTAGCTAAATGTCAGCCAACATCTGCATCCGCAGTTGTTTTCCGGCAATGTAAAACCGCCCGGAGATAAAGCACTATCTCCGTCAAACGTATAAAATCGATCATTGATTCCCACCTTCAATCGTTCGATATAGGAATGAGAATCACGGACACGATCGTCCATCATGGTGTTCCAAGTCTTGTATTGCGCTCCGGCTTTTATAGCCGTATCTATGCCACCTTCGTTGTATATCCGTGTGGTATCTGTCTCGGCTATCCGCATAATGTCATTCACAGTACCGCCGTTATCGACATACTCTTGCACTCTCTGTCTGAAATCTTTATCTGCAATTTTCTTGTAAACTGACCACTCTAACTTGTCGGTCTGAACCTCAATGTCCGTGCCGAATGTCTCATTCACATCTTCAACACCCATCACATACGCATAGATCAAGTAGTCCAACACT